ATTATATATTTATTTAACTATTTACTTTTAATTAATGGTTTTTTGGAGGTTTTTAATATATTTATATATAAAATAACTAAGAATAATTTTTACTAAAAACAATTAATAATGGCATCAAATTCTGTGTTTCTTTCACCAGGTGTTTATACATCAGAAAAAGACCTATCATTCGTACAACGTCAGGTTGGGGTTACAACATTAGGTTTAGTTGGTGAGACTACTAAAGGTCCAGCATTCCAACCAATTTTCATCACTAATTATGATGAATTTAAAACTTTTTTCGGTGGTTTAAATCCTGAAAAATTTAAAGCTAACGGTATTCCTAAATATGAATTACCATATATTGCTAAATCATATTTAAGTGAAGCTAATCAAGCTTTTGTAACAAGAGTATTGGGTTTATCTGGATATGATGCTAAATTAGCATGGGGTATCACAATGGATGCAGCATTAGATATTAGTACAAGTGGTACTACTGATGGTGGTACATCATATACTCCATTATTCACATTTACTGCTTCAACTGCTGGTACAATTACAACTATTTCTAGTTCTAGTTCATTACTACAAACAATTTTTAATACAGGTGGATTAAATTCTCAATTAAATTTCTTATCTAGTGCAGCTACTGGTGCAACTGCGACAATTACTCCAACATTTATTAAAGGAAGTGAAACAGCAGCTTTATTTAGTGGTATTAGTTTCACATTACGTGTTAACTCAAGTACTACAGTAGGTTCTTCTGTAACTGGTTCTACTAGTGGTGTAACTACTCATTATTCTGGTACATCTTATAGTGATGTTGAGAATAAATTAGTAGCTTTACTAAGGTCTAGAGGTGTTTATGATGGTTCTGAGAATCTTAATGTTGAATTGAGTGCAAGTACACAATTAAATATTAGTCAAAGTGCTTCAACAGTACAAACTAGTCCATTAGCAACATTTAAATTAACTGGTACATCAAATACACAAGGTGCATTTGAATATAGTGTATCAATGGATAGTACTTCTAAAAATTATATTGCTAGAGTTTTGGGTGAAACATCACAAGATGCTAAACCTGCTACTTATGTTGAGGAAATTTTCCAAAGTATGTTTGATACTTATGTTGCCGATGGTAAAGTAAGAGGTATTAACATGACATTGATTGATTATTCTAATAAATTTAAAGATTATAAAACTGAATATTCTCCAGCTGTTACTCCTTATGTACTTTCTGAGGTACGTGGTAATACATTATTGAAATTATTTAGAATGTGGACTATCTCTGATGGAGAAACCGCAAATTCTGAAATTAAAATTTCAATCGCTAATATTAAACCAGATGATAAAACATTTGATATAGTAATTAGAAGTTTTTCTGATACTGATGCTAATCCTTCTATCTTAGAGAAATTCTCTAATTGTACAATGGATACAACATCTAATAATTTCGTAGGTAGAAAAATTGGTACCTTAGATGGTCAATTCCCTTCTAACTCTAATTTTATCTTAATTGAATTAGATGAAGATGCTGATACTACTGATGCTTTTCCAGCAGGTTTTATGGGTTACCCAGTAAGAGATTATACATCTAATGGTAATTCATCTGTTGCAACTCCATCAATGTCTTATAAAACAACTTATGATTCTTTCGAGAAAAAACGTAAATTCTATTTAGGTGTTTCTGATACCGAAGGTATTGATGCTGATTTCTTCGATTATAAAGGTGTTCCTACTTCTGGTCCATCTGAATGGACTGGTTTAACAAAAGGTTTCCACTTAGATTCAGGTGCAACTAGTACTACTATTGCAGACATTACAAATGCAACTTTTGCAGTTGGTAATGCAGAATTTAGAAGTGATGCTGGTGTTGTTGGTACTGATTATGAACAAATTATAGCACGTAAATTTACATTAGTTCCAGCTGGTGGTTTTGATGGATGGGATATTTATAGAACATCTAGAACTAATACTGATACTTATGCAATAAATGGTACTAAAGGTGCTCTAGGTTTAACGAACACTAATTTTGCCGCTAAAGCATTAACTACTGGTGAAAATGGAACTACCGCTGACTATTATGCTTATTTTGAAGCATTGAGAACTTTCTCTAACCCAGAAGCTGTTAATATTAACGTATTTGTTACACCAGGTATCGATACAACTAATAATAGTAATTTGGTTGAAGAAGCAATTGAAATGATTGAAACTGAAAGAGGTGATTCATTCTATATTGTTACTACTCCAGATGTAGATGCTGCTGGTGCACTATTAGATGTATCTGATGTTGTTGATAATTTAAGTGGTCAATTTGATAGTAACTATACTGCAACTTATTTCCCTTGGGTACAAGTAAATGATGCTGAAAATAATCAATATATTTATTTACCAGCAACAAGAGATGTTGTAAGAAACATCGCATTAACTGATAATATTGCATTCCCATGGTATGCAGTAGCAGGTATTCAAAGAGGTGATGTTGATGCTATTAAAGCAAGAGTTAAATTAACTGAATCTCAAAGAGATACTTTATATGAAGGAAGAATTAACCCAATCACTACATTCTCTTCTGAGGGTGTTAAAATTTGGGGTAATAAAACTTTACAAGTTAAAGATTCTGCTTTAAATAGAATTAACGTTAGACGTTTGTTGTTACAAGCAAGAAAATTAATTTCTGCAGTTTCTGTTAGATTATTATTTGAACAAAATGATGATATCGTTAGAAACCAATTCTTAAGTCTAGTTAATCCAATTTTGGATAATATTAGAAAAGAAAGAGGTCTTTATGATTTCCGTGTAGTAGTAGAAAATTCACCAGAAGATTTCGAAAGAAATCAATTAACTGGTAAAATTTATATTAAACCTACAAAGTCACTAGAGTTTGTGGCCATTGAATTCAACGTAATGCCGACTGGGGCCAGCTTTGATAACGTTTAATAAAAAAATAAATAAAATATTTAACCCTCTGAGAAATCAGGGGGTTTTTTATTTAAAAAATCTTATATTTATATATATAGATGACCAAATTAATAATTACAGAATCACAATTAAAGACATTAATAGAATTTAATAAAAATACTATTAATGATTTACCTGTTTTAGAGGAGGGCTTTAAAGATATTGTATTAGGTATTGCGTTATTAACTGGAGTAGGTTTAACTGGTCAGAATAAAATACAAGCACAATCAGCATTAGACAATAAAAATACACTTAATAAGATTGCTAATGTTTTACAAAGTGATGAATTAAAGAACGTGATTGATAGTTTAGAGTCAGCTGGTATGATAAACCCAGAGGAGAAAATAAAACAAAATGCAGATAAAATCACATCAGAATTATCACAGAAAGGTATTAAAGTAGATTTATCAAAGACATTAAAAATAAAAGAAAAGAAGGAAGTAAAAGCTAAAGCTAATAATTATAAAGAATTAGCAAAGAAACTTAAACAAGGTTATGCAATTACTAATATATCTCAAGACACAATAAAAGCTATTGGTAATGAAGTAGGTTCTAATTTATTATTAGCAGACACGATAGAGACACCCAAATATGATTTAAGTGAATTATTCACACCAGGAAACTTTGTTATTAGTAATGAGGCTAAAACTGAATTAAAATCAATCCTAGACCAATTAAAAGACCAAGGTTACCTAATTGTAGGTATTAAAATCATATCATCAACCGATAAACAAAGATTATCAACTAATTTAACTCAAAGATTAAAAGATTTATCTTATCCAGAAGGAAATGAAGGTCTCTCTAAAATTAGAAACGACCAAATAAAAAAAGCATTAATTAATTTAGGTATCGATACCTCATTAATTAAACAAACAATTAAATATGATGAAGGTTTAGGTGAACTTAATGCTATATTACCACAAGACCCATTAGCCAGATATATACAACTTCAAATTGATGTGATTAAAGTTGAGGATAATATCGAGAAAACTAAAGTTAAAACAGAAGAGGATGTTATTAAATCTAACTTTGAATTAGTTAAACTCGTTGATAGTAGTAATAAATTTAATATAAAATTACCACATATCACCTTTAAATCATCTAAAGGTAATGGTCATATATCTAAAAAAGCATTTAAAGATTGTCCAACATTTAATTAATCTTTCTTTCTAAGGTAAATAATCCAATCCTTTTCAGTTTCTTTAATATATATAACTTTCTTATATGTCTTAGCTAATTCATATACTCTTTTCATATAATTTACTTGTAATTCATCTATACCAATATATATAGTAGTGTCAATTGTATTCTTACTATCCCTTTCTCCAAAAGAACATACTCTGTTATCTTTAATATTAGGATTATTATTTGTTAAAATGTATTTAATATTATTTATATTTAAAATAACCGATTCACCTAAGATTGTTATACTTCTTATACCATATATATTTTTATCAATAAAATATAATTTATTGTAATTTTTATCTATTACTAGATTATGTGACTCTAATTCAAATGTTTTCTCTTTAAATGTTAATTTAATATAATTAATAAAATGTGTATTCGTTGTATCAGAACTGATTACAAGTGATGAACTACCATATTGAGTTTCACTTTCATCATTAATAAAACTATATTTATACTCAAACGTTTCCTCTGAATATCCTGTAAACATTAAAAAAACCATTAAAATTAATAAAATCTTTTTCATAATTTTTATATTTATAATTAAGTAAATATACTAATAATAATTTATAATAACAAATTATTTAGTAACTTTGTATAAATGATAAAAAATAGAATATATATATTTGATTGGGATGATAACATTCTTCATATGCCTACCAAAATAGTTTTAAAAAAGAAAACTAAATCTGGCTATACTGATATGGAGTTATCTACATCTGAATATGCCTTAATAAGAGGTTCTAATGAATATATATTGGATTCTAAT